GGTGTCGCGCTCGTAGACGCCACGGTGGCCGGTGGGCATGGTGGCGAAGAAGACGCCGCGGACGAGTTTGCGGCCTTCCTTCACGGCGACGGTCACGCCGGGCTTGACGGGGCGGGCCGTGTATTCGACGAGTGGGATCCGCTTGCCTTTGGCGATGACGCTGGCCGTGAGGGTGGTTGCGGTGGCGCGGGAGATGGTGATGGAGGCCTTGATGGTTCCGGCCTTGATCTTGTAGCCGGCGTCGCGAATGGCTCGGGAGGCTTGGACCTTGGCCTGGTCGGCGGTTTTGTTGAGGGCGCGGACGAGGGCCTTGTCGGCGACCTCGGCGCGGATGCCGTCAAGCGCGGCCAGGGCGTTGCGGACGTCGAATGTGGTGGTGATCATGGCGGGCTTTCGGTCAGCGGGTGGGAAAGGCCGGCTGGCGCTGGATGACGCGGCGCTTGCGGGCGGCGGCCGGCGCTGGGGTGGCTGCCGGGCTGGGTGGAGCGCTGGCTGGCGATGGCTCGGCGGCGGCTATGTCTGCGGCAGGGTCGCCGGGTTCCACGTTTGGGGGCTCGATCATGAGGGCGCGGCGGGTCCAGTCGGCGGCTTTCCATTTGTGCAGGTGCAGCTCGGGGTGGTGGCTGGCGGCGATGGCGTATACCCAGGTGTCGAGGGTTTCGTTGCGCTTGGATTTTTTCTTGACCCACTGGTTTTTGGTGGGGCTGAAGGCTTCGGCGACCAGCTGCTCGTAGTAGTCGGTCGGGAGTTCGTCGGAGAAGTGGACTTTGCGATCGTCCGGTGATTTGTCGGCGTCGGCGAGCAGGCGCGTGTAGAGGAGATGTTTGGCGGTGTCGGTACCGACGAGGTAGAGGACGACGCCTTTTTTGTGGGTGACGCCGCGCCAGGTGACGTCCTGGGCGACGGGACGGCCAAGGATGAGGCGGCCGGCGGTGCTGGCGCCTTTGATGGCCATGGCGTGGCGGAGGCGGCGCCGGCGGACGTACTGGTAGACGGCATGCGTGTGGTGTCCGCCGGAGTCGATGGCGGTGGCTTCGACGCGCATTTCGCGGCCGAAGGCATTGACGATGGGGCGGGCAAGGTAGTCGGTGAGGGTGTCCCACAGGGTTTCGTCGGCAGGGTTGCCGGGCAGGATGTGGTAGTCGATTGTCCACGTGCGGTCGGCGCGGCCGTGGCCGACGATGTGGATTTCCAGGCGGTCATCCTGAGTGTCGACGCCGGCGGTGAGGACGAGGCAGCCGACGGGGATGGTGCGCAGCGGGTAGGGTTCGGCGCGGGCTTGCAGGGTGTTGGGATTGATGTCGCGCGAGCGGTTGGCGTAGGTCTCGGCGAGGCGGGTGTTGATGAAGCGCATCAGCTTGCGGTGGTCGCCCTGGGCTTCGATCCATTCAATGGCGAGCTGCACCCATGAGCGGCCGAGGCCGATAGGGGAATAGAGGGCGGAGTTTTGGAAAGAGGGATACGGGGCGCCCGGGGCTTCCGGGATCCAGCGGCCGCGGGCGAACATGGCGGTCTTGTGGTGCTCGTCGATTTCGCTGCCGCAGTGTTCGCAGACGTACCAGGCGGAGGCGATGTGGGTGGGGTGCGTGGGGTTGCTGGTCCAGCGGAGATTGGCCCATTTGAGGGTCTGGTATTCGTCGCAGTGTGGGCAGGGTACGTGTCGCTGGCGACGATCGCCGGCGAGGTAGAGGTCGGCGATCTGGCTGGCGTCGGTGAGCGTTGGGGAGGAGACGGCGAATAGCTTGTGATCGTGAAAGGCGGTGAGGCGCACCTGGAGGAGCCCGAGGGGGTCGCCCTGGTTGGTGGTCCAGTCGTATTCGTCGCATTCGTCGGCGATGGCGTAGCGCAGGGACGTGCTTTTCAGGTCGGCGGTGCTGCCGGCGGTCTTGGCGTAGAGGATGCCGCCGGTGAATTTCTTTCGGTGGGCGCTGTTGTCGCCGGATTTGTTGCTGCGGGAGCGGAGGACCGAAGCGACGGCCGGGGTGGTCTTGGCCATGGGGTCGAACTTTTGCGACATCCAATCAGCCATGGCTTTGTCGGTGGGCATGACGACGGCGACGGGGCCTTTGGCGTGCGTCATGATGTAGCCGAGGAAGTTGCTGGCGACTTCGGTGCCGCCGAATTGGGACGGCTTTTGGTAGACCACCAGGTGGTGCGGGGCGTCTTCTGATAGGCAATCGAGGATTTCGACGAGGTGCGGATTGCGGGCGTTTTTCCAGGGGCCGGGCTCGGGGCTGCCGTCTTCGGAGAGGATGCGATTGGCTCCGGCCCATTCGGATACGGTGAGGCTTACCTTGGGGCGCATGGCGCGCTCGGCAGCGCGCAGGGCGAGGCGCAGGGCGAGCCGGTGCGCTGGTGGCTGGGCGGCCTGTGGCGACGGGGTGCGCGGCGCGGTGGCTGTCAGGGTCATGGTGCGGTGGGGTCGGCGAGCTGGGCGAGGCGTGCGGCGAAATCAGCGACCATGGCGCCGAGGATGTGGGCGGTTTCCTGGCGCAGTGTGGCGCGGATGGCGTCAAGGTCTTTGCCGATGAGCAGGGGGGCGAGCCGGTGCGGTTGCTGCTCGAGGGATTGGCGCACGGTGGTCATGATGTCTTCGACGGCGGCTTCTACGGCGGCGCGTTCGACGAGGTGGCCAATGGCTCGCTCGTACTCGAGCTTGGCTGTCTTGGCGGCGTAGCGTTCTTTGACGGTGCGGGCGGCCTGGTAGCTGATGCTGTCGTCGGGGTCGGCGTGCGGGGCGGATTCTGGCTGGGCGGGCTGGCGGGCGGCTGGCGGGGTGACGGGCTGGCGGCTGTCTGTTGCGTGGCGGGTTGGAGCGGCCGGCGTGGCTGGCGTGGTGGTGGCTTGCAGGCGTTCGCGGGCGGCGGCGTGACGGTTGGCGACGTCGTCGCGGTTGGGGTCTCTGGTGGCGTCGATGCGGGCGATGGAGGCGTCGACGTCGACGAGGCCGTTGTCGGTGAGGACTAGGCGGCCGGCGTGCTTGAGGCCGGTGACGTGGCTGCGGGAGACGCCGAGGCGGCGGGCGAAGTCGGCTTGTGTGGCGACGGTGGTCATGGCTTGGCGGCCTGGCGGGTGGCGCGGTCTATGCTGCGGATGCCGGCGAAGAACTCGCGGTAGTGGTCATGCAGGGCTTTGTCGGCGTGGATGGCGGTTTGCTCGATCCGGGGGTTTGTGTTCACGTTGGCACTGGATTCGATGGCGAAGTACAGGTCGCCATCTGGCGAGTCGCCGACCATGACTTTGGCGTGGTTGCGGGCGATGCGTAGCGAGGCCTGGCCGGCTTCGGCGAGGGCCTGGGCACGCAGGTCGTTCTGGTGGGCTCCCTGCTGCGCGAGGATGGCGCGCTCGGCGGCGGCGAGCTCGGCGTCGAAGAGGTCGGGGGAGTTGGCGGTGTGGGCGGCGTGTGGCATATCAGGCGACTGGCTTGGGGAGGCGTGCGGCCAGGCATTGGGCAGCGGTAAAGCTGGCGCCGGGCGGGGTGGCGCGGGTGCCGATCTCCTGGCCGGCTTCGGCGGCCCAGAAGGTCGGCTGGCCATCGATGCCGGCGCGAATGGAGCGGTCGATGGTGGCGGCGCCGTAGGCTTCGCGCAGGGCGTCGATGAATTCGGCGGTCTTGGGCATGGCGAGGCGGAGGGGCTTGGACATTGGGGCGGCGCCGAGTTTGGTGGGGGTATGGATGGGTGGTGGGGGTATGGTGGGGGTACCCCTAACCATCTCAAACCCTTGCGTATACTGGGTTGGTGGGGGTGTTGGGGGTATTCTCCTGATGCGCGCGCGAGGAGGATATTTATGGGCGCGCGCGCGACGGGAAGGCGCGACGTGTACACGCGCGGGCGGGCGCGTTAGCCGCCAACACCCCCACCAAAACGCGCAAAGGCTTGCGGCGCAAGGGTTTGCGGTGGTTAGGGGTACCCCCACCAAAGTGGGGTTTGGTGGGGGTATACCCCTAACCAAAGTCATCGATCGGCCCCTGAAGCGTGCAGCGCGTCGGAAAATGAGACGACGCTTTGGGTTAGCCAGGTGATTTCCTTCTCGCCTTCGGGCTGGCCGGTCCCGTAAGCGAAGAGAGCGGCGGGCGGGGGAAAGACGATTTGCTTCTGGGCGCGCGTGGTGGATACCAGGCTGGTGTAGATGTAGGCGGGTCGCTTTATCCAGCCGGGGATGTGCGTGATGGCGCCATGGAATTGGTTGTCGGGTCGTGGCCGGGGTTCGCCGTGGGTTCGGCACCACCGGAGATAGGCGGCGTACAGGTCTTTGCCTTCGCATGGGCAGACGGGCAGGTCAAGCTCACGCGACAGCCAGTCGCCGATGAAACGGTTTTCGCTGGGCGCCGAGAGGTGCATCAAGGCGGCCTTGGCTTCAGTCATCGGCGGGCGTTTGGCGGGGTGCCAGTCGGACAGGTCGCGGTGCAGCAGGTGGTGATAGAGGGCGGGGATTCCGCCGTCTCGGATCTCGATCTGCACGGCGTCGTAGTATTCGGCGGATTGTTCCGGCGGGGTGTAGATGACGCAGTGGCGGCGGTCGTCGTTGTCGAGCGGCAGGGGCTGGTGGGCGTTGGAGAGGAAAACCAGATTCATCCGGTTGCGCTGGCGCGTGGCGGCGACGTTCTTTGGGTTGATGCGCAGCCATTCGCCGGTGATCAGGAGCTTGAGCTCGCCCTGGATTTGCCACATTTCGGAGCGGTTGACGACTTCTTCGGCCAGGGTGAAGAGCTTGGAATCGACCCAGTCGGCATTGAATTTGTCCTCGAGGCCGCGCTGGTTGAGGACGGTGGCGTAGTCGCCGTATATCTTGGCGTACGCCTGCCAGATGGTGCTTTTGCCGGTGCCCTGGGGGCCGTGCATGATGACGGCGCTGCTCATCTTGGCGCCGGGATACTGCAGTGGATACGCCATCCAGTTGAGCACCCAGTTGTATAGGGAGTCGGCTTGTGGGTCTCCGCTGCATAGGTAGTACAGCAGTTCGAGGAGGCGCTCGCAGCAGCCGGATTGCGGGCGCATCGGCCAGCCGCGCCAGGTGTTGAGCTTGACGGTGGGATCTGTGCCGGAGGGGTCGAAGCCGATTTCGTCGATGTATCTGGCCCCGCGGTCGATCCATACGGGGTCTCGCTTGATGTCGTCGCCGCGGACACCGGCAGGCAGCAGGGTGATCATCTGCGTGCGCTTGGCGAGCTTACGCGTCCAGGTGTCCCACACGTATTCACCGGTTCCGTCGTCGATCGGGATGAAGCGTTCCACGATGGCGTCGAGCGAGAGAATGGCTACGGCGTCGGGCCGTTCCCCTCCCCCCTCGATCGTGCCGCCCGGCGGCAGGCACTGCAAAGACGGCGCCGGGTTCGGGGTGGCTGCGGCGGCTTGCCATCCGAGGGCGGCAATGCGCTGCTCGAATTGCGTGGCGACGACGTGCGGGCCTTCGAGCTGCGCGAGGTCGTTGAAGTCTGTGGGGCCCTTGCGGTCATCCGGCCGGGGCGCGGCGAATGTCGGGGCGAAGGTGGCGGCCTGGTCGACGACGAGGGCGGCTTCATCGCAGCGGGAGATTCCGGCATTCTGTTGGCGATGGGGCTGGCCGCAGGATGCGCAGGTCGGCGTGGCAACCGGGGTGTAGGATCCGCAGGCGAGACACTTTTGGACGCGGTCGTCATCGGCGCAGAGGAGCAGCTTGGCGCGTCCGCGCCAGCGCGTATTCAGTGCGCGCGCGACCGGCTGGATGTTGTTGGCGGCGAAGGCAATGGCGACGGGTTGGCCGGTGGTCTCATGGAGGGTGAGCGCTGTGGCAAAGCCCTCGGCGACGAGGCAGAGGCGTTGCGGCGCCGAGCCCACCAGGTAGTAGTGGCCATCGACAGGGCAGCCGGTCGGCCAGTAGGTCTTGTCGCGGCCGGTCTTGGGGTTGGGCTGCGGCGCGATGAACTGGAGGCCGAAGACGCGGCCGGTTGCGTCACAGAGGGGCACGGCCAGGTGGCCGGCGAACGCCCCGAGGTACCGGTAGTCGTCTTTCGTGGCGTCTGGCAGGGATAGGCCATCGACGCCCGGGAAGATTCGCGCTCCGCCAGTGCTGGCGATCTGCTTGCGGACGAGATACGGATGGCCGCCGGGATCCGCTGGGTTGCTGGCGCGCCATACGGCGGTGGCCCAGGCGGCCAGGCGCAGCACTTCGAGCTCGCGCTCGGCGGCCGCGCGTTTGCGATCTTCGGCCAGGCGCGCGCGAAACGCGGCGCGCTGCTCGGTGGTGAGCTCTCGAGAGGCGAACTGGGCGTGGCCGCAGGCCTGGCATGTCTTGGCCTTGAGGCCCACCTCGGCACCGCAAGCGGCGCAGCGCTTCGTCAGTTCGACCTTCCAGGTTTCAGTCTGGGCGCCGTGAAATATTCCGTAGGCGCCGACCAGCATGAGCACGCCGGGCTCGATCTGCCATTCGTGCAGCCGATACCAGCCGCGCTTTTCGGGGCCCTCGCCGTCGACCTTGCAGCGGACTGACTTGGCGCCTTTGGCCAGCTGCAGGGGCAGTTCGATCAACAGCCCGACGCTGCGGAGCTGCGCGAGTACGTCGTCGTGGTTTGCCCAGCCCGCCATCAGGCCGCGCTCGCCGGAAAGTTCAGTATGCGGCGAGCCCACCCACTTGCGGAAATTCGAGGTCTTCTTACC